CACTCACGGGTATTAACCACCTTGCCTGCGATTAGACCTGAAACTGCGGTGTTTACTGCTTCTGAATCATAGTTAGAATACTTACTCTTTAGACCCTCGTCCTGTTGCTGTGTCACTAACGCTTGATTCTGTTGCGTCATATTATTGATTTGCTGCTGCATATTCTTAAACTGGGCTTTCTCAGTATCAGTTAAAGCTGAATACTCATCTTCCGTTAATCCAGCATTCTGTGCTGACATAACCTCTTGTGCAGCCGAGACAAACTTTGGGTCTTGTGTTAAAGAACGAATCTTCTCTGGAGTCCAGTTAGAAGTATCTTCTGTTTCATATTTCTTTCTAAGTTCTGCAATTTCTTGATATTTCTGTTGGTATCCTTTTTCAAAAGATTTATAGGCTTTCTCTGCGTATGCCTTTGCTTCTGGGTCTTTAATGTTTTCAATATCGTTGACATTGAAATCAGCTGTATCTGTCGGTTTGGTTTCTTCGGGCTTAACCTGCGAAACTCTTGAGACCAAATCTGGTTTCTGTTCTTCCTTGTTAGGCTGAACTGCCTCAGCTGGTTGTTCTGTAGGTTTAGCTTCAGGGTTAGCTTCTGCATTTGGTTGCACCTCTGGTTTTACTTCTGTATTGATTGCTTCTACCATTTGACTCACTCCTCTCGGTTAGTGTTAGTCGTTTTATCCTGCAAAGTGTCCTGACTCGCTCAAGAAAGCGTCCAGCTTCTTGCTCATAGGACTTTCTCCCTCACTCTCTAATATGTCAATGAGAACTTCATAAGGAAAGTTTGCTTCATATATATTATAATGGGTATAGATGTTTGTTCTGAAGTCATCTATGCGTTTAATGGCTTCAATCTTTTCTATTGCTACGCTCTGCCCATCTTGAAATTCAAGTAACCTCATTTCTTTCTCCTACCCTTGCCTTTGCCTTTTCGTTTTCCACAGCCCATTAGTTGAACCCACCCTCTAAATAATGTTTCGGAAGCTTTGCTAAATCAGCCTTCTTACCTATTGCTCCCATATCAATCATTTTTTTAACTGCCACACCTCCGATAGAAACCTTTCCAGTTTTATCCGCAGTACCCTTAATTGTCTGTAGCAGTTGTAAGGTATCATTAGAAAGCTTGTAATCTTTCCTACGAGCTTGAGAAGCTTTATCTTCACTTCGCTTTGCCTCCTCATCTGGTATCATATTCTGGCGTTTAAGTTCTTCGTAGTATTGTTTCTTACTGCCTATATACTTGCCTGTTGGAGTGTCCCAGTTGCCGAGAGAACTATTTATATGTTCCCACCTCTTTACTATTATATTAGCCATTAGACCATTGCCACGCTTGGTTTCTTAAGGTCAATAGGTTTGTTTGGTCTTGCGTTCTTCTTCTCAAGTTCAGCCATCATAGCTTGGTGGAGCTGCATAAGCTGGGAAAGTATCTGAACTGCTTGGCTCTGTGCCTGACCTACCTGTTGGAGTAGCTGAACTATAGGTGCATATACTGCTACCTTTGCCTTGTGGTCGTCCTCCATATTCGGTGGAGCAGGAAGGTCTTGACCAGATAGTGCTGCCTGAACATTAGCCTGTGCCTGTTTCATTTGCTGAACAGATACAAAGCCCTCGCTTTCTTCTGGCTTAATCTTCCTGAATATCTCTGGGTCTTTAATCTTAAGACGGGTAAGCAGTTGTTCTACAACAGGTGCTATATTTACTATATAACCTTCCTTGGCTATCTTTGCAGCTATTGCTGGGTCTGCTATGCCGTTAATCATTAGGGAAAGCACTGTCTGGAGTTCTGCTATTTCCTTCTGTGGGTCCTCAGGAAGCATAGATACTACATCAATCTCCACATCTATGTCTGCCTGTATTTCTTCCTTGGTTGGGTTGTCTGACCAGATAACATCAAGAGTTCCCATTACACGCACAGCATCTTTAACTGTCATAAATTGTTTGTTGAGTTGGTTAAGGTAAAGCATTGAAACCTTTAGGAAATCTGTCATTAGGTCTTGACGGTATGCTGGGCGAGCTGAACCACCCATAGAGCGCTGTTGAACAGAGAACTTAGACTCCTCACCTGACTTAAGCACACCTTTCTTTAGGTCGGTTACTCCTGACTTTTCCTCAAGGTTCTGTTGGATACCGTTCATAGCCATATAGAGTTCGTTGGAAGCACCACCACCTGGGGAAGCAACCATCATACGGTCTCTGACATTGCCTTCCTGAAAACGAATTATTGTATTATCACCTTTTTGAACTGCCTCTATATCGTCCTCATCAGCACCTTCCTTGGAAAGTCCAACCCATACCTTTGAGTTTTCCTTGGCGTTGCGGAGCTGTATGTTCGCTATTGAGTTCTTCTGGTCTGCTATGGACTTGTATACATCTATGTCTGCCATACCAAACATTGCATCAGGTATGTCATTGAAGGTAAGTATCTTTGACGGAAAACCCTCTGCCTTAATATCCCAAGAGCTTTCACGAAGTGGCTTCCTCTGTTCTTCTGTAAGCAGAAGTATCTTACCTTTCTTACCCTCACGCTTTTCCTTCTTTGTTGGACGCAGGTAGATTTCCGCTACTCTAACATAGCGAGCTGCTGTGGAGTTTTTGAAATCATTTGAGGTTGAGTCTATGAGTGGTGTCATCAAGGAACTTGCCTTCATAAAGTCATTGGCATCAGGTTTGTTTATGCTGTCAAGATAATCGTTTACTTTCTTTGTTCCTACTTTCTGACCGAAACCCTTGAACCCTTTGAGTATCTTGTCCACATCAAGTTTATCGTCCTCTATTAAATCCTGAAGCGGTATATCTATCTCCCGCCCTACCCATTGGGCTTCGTTAAGGTTTGACATAGATACAGAGGGGTCTTTAATAAACCGCATAAGGGGTATGCGTTTGGTAAAGATTTGGGTATTCTTAATGACCATAGACTGCTCTTCGGTCATACCAAAGTCCCCTTTGTATCCGTGCCAGAGGATGCCATAGGGGAAGAGAAGGGCATCGAGGAGAACCTTACGGGTTTCATCCTTGTAACCTATCTGGGAGAGCAGATAGTTAAGGATGTGTTCTTGGGTATTGGAGGATTTCTGGGAGTCCAGTTGCTGTTCTACCATTTTACCGCTTATAGGGTCACGTTGTTTAGTAATGAAAGTCTTGGTGCGTGGTTTCATAAACACACGAGGAGTGCGAAAGAAAATGCTTGGGAGATGGAATTGGACTATTGGGTATATCTCGTTGAGGATTACATCCCAGTCAACTGCTATGCTTGGAATATGCTTGCCTGTATAGCGTTCAAGAGATTCCTTGATTATCGGGAGTAGTTCTTCCTCATTGAATTTCTTTGACATTACGATTTGAGCTTTGAGGGATACGAGGCGTTCTTTGGATAGTTTATCTGACATTTCTTTCCCCTTTTGGTAGGGGAGCCGTTTTAATGACTCCCCTGTATAAATAGAAAACCCCTACTGACTGCGCACAGTAGAGGTTAAGAAACGAGGAGCTACCCCGTTCACTACAAATAATACACTATATAATAACTGTAAGTCAAGTGTTACCTATACGACTGTGTTGATGGTATTTCGTATCTGCCTTTCTTGATACCTGTAAATGTTCTTGGATTTCGCTTCTTAGAATTCGCTACAAGCTTGCGTAGATAATCAAAGCCAGGGTCCTCAGACTGTGTTGCTTTAGTCTTAAGTTTCTTTGGATATTGGAGCAGGTCAACAACGCCCTTTGTGCCATCAAGCAAGTCATCGTGAGCACCACTTGGAAAACGTAGGAGCTGATGTTCAAGGTCACCCATACCCTGCTTATGGAATATGACGTGCTGTGCGTAGCGAGGTTGGAGCACTGTTTCAATACGGGTTATCTTGTCAGCTTCCCATTTAAGTTCCTTGACAGAGAAGTAATATCCCCTCTTACCCATTTCCTTACGCAACATACTCTTGTATACCCGTTCAAGCATTGCTTTCTCCATACCTACTGGGACAAGGTTGCCCGTCAAGCTTTTCAGCCGAGTTACCATATTGAATATTATGTCAATGAACTCATCAGGTCGCATACCCTTCTTGTTTATATATGTTTCTAGTAGTATTTCATTATTGGGTGTTAGGAAAGCTGGGAGTATAACCGTATCATCAGCTTCCTTTCGTTCTGACCAAGCAAGGTCACAGGCTATGGCTGCCTTACAGTCGGACAGCTTACCCTTGGACACTATGTTGCCCTCTGTGTCGAATAGAACATAGTTGAGGTTATCAACACGCCAGTAACGGAAGTCCTCTTTGAGAAACTTTGCCATAAGCCCTGCTACTGGGTCGTTTTGTATTTCTCTCGCAAAGGTGGTCGGCTTATCCTTCATCATCTGAAGCAGCTTATCCACTGGGTATTTCTCATCCCAAATGGAGAAGTATTTCTTTGTATGTTTATTCCTATATAGACCTTTGTATATACTCTTATTATATTCCTTGTATCGGTCTGTACTGACGAGCTTAGCAAGGAGTGAGTCATCGTGCATTATGGTTCCCACTGCAATGTATTGGGTTCCTATGTCACCTGCTGGTATAACAGCATTATCATAATCCTCTTGAAGTTTGACCCTTCTCTCAGGACTTCTCACAAGTTCATCATTCTCCACATCGTCCACAAGGATTAGGTCAGGACGGTATGCACCAAACTTACTACCCCTTATGGTTCCTGCCTGCTCTGCACCCTTACACATTATCATAGTTTCAAATCCGTCCTTATGACGGAAGACGCTTATGTCGCTTGCGTCCCTCGGTATATCAATGCGGAAATCCCCACGCAGCTTCTTGTTCTCCTTTATCTCCATCTTAATCGCATTCATAAGCATTGAAGCTTGGCTGAAAGTATTGGAGAGTATGACAATGAAGTGTTTTTTCTTAAAGGCTATGCAGTGGAATGGATATAGGAAGCCGAGGATTGTTGTCTTGGAAGAACCTCTGGGTGCTGCTATGGCGAGGTACTGATACTCCATAGCATCGTTGAGTATGTCGAGGTGAAAGTCTGGTGAGTTTATGCCGAAGTGCTTGGGCAAATAGTAATACCCCCAGAGCATCGGTGCTGTCTCAAGCTTATCGAATAGCAGGTTGCCTGGGGCTTTGGGTTCGGCTGGTACAGGTACATTGTCAA